ATGGCATCGAACAGGACCAGTGCGGCCCGCGTGGCGGATCTCGAGCGGCGGCTGGCCGAGGCGGAAGCCGCGCGCACCGCGGCCGAGGCCCGCCTTGCCGAGGTCGAGGAGGCCCGCGCCCGGCTGGAGCGGCTGCTCGGTCAGATGCGGCGCGACACCTTCGGCTCGAAGTCCGAGAAGCTCGACCCCGACCAGCGCAACCTGCCGTTCGAAGATGTCGAGGCGGCGGCCGGCATGCTGGCCGCGGCGAGCGAAGCGGCCGAGAAGGCGCTCGGCACCCGGAGGGCGCCGTCCCGGCCTTCGGAGCGCAACAAGGGGCACCTGCCGGAGCACCTGCCGCGGATCGAGCGGGTGATCGAGCCCGACAGCATCCTCTGTCCCTGTGGCTGCGGCGAGATGCAAAGAGTGGGCGAGAGCCGGACCGAGCGGCTCGATGTCATCCCGGCGCGGTTCCGCGTGCTGGTGACGATCCGCCCGAAATACGTCTGCCGGACCTGCGCGGGGGCACAACATGCCCAGGCTCCGGCGCCGGAATGGCTGGTGCCGCGTGGCCTGCCGACCGAGGCGCTGGTCGCGCACAGCATGGTGGGCAAGTTCGGCGACTACCTTCCGTTCTACCGCCAGGCCGACATCTACCGGCGGCAGGGGGTCGAACTCGACCGCACGATGCTGGCGGAATGGTCGGGGCGTGCGGCGCAGCTGCTGGCCCCGGTGATCGACGCGATGATGGCCGAGCTTCGACGAAGCGACCGGCTGCAGATGGACGAGACCACCGTGCCAGTGCTGGCGCCCGGGACCGGCGCTGTGCGCAAGGACTGGCTCTGGGTGGTGCTGCGCGACCAGCGCGGATGGGGCGGCGGCGATCCTCCGATCGTGGTCTTCCACCACTCGCAAAGCCGCGGCGGCAAGGTCGCGCAGGAGATCCTGAAGGGGTTCGCCGGCGGTACGCTGCTGGTTGACGGCCATGGCGGCTACGATCCGCTGGCCGACCCCAAGAAGACCGCGAAGCCCTGGACCCTGGCCTTCTGCTGGACACATTGGAGGCGGCGCTTCGTCAAGTTCAGCCAGGACACGCCTTCGCCGATCTGCGACGAGATGATCGCGCGGATCGCGCAGCTCTACGCCATCGAGAAGGAGATCCGCGGCCGTGATCCCGCCGCCCGCGTCACGGTCCGCCAGAAGTTCTCCAAGCCCATCGTCGAGGCGCTGCGGCCCTGGCTCGAGGGCTGCCTTCAGGATCTCTCCTCGTCCAACGAGCTCAGCACGCACATCCGGTACGGGCTGAAGAGATGGGACGGCATGACCCGCTTTCTGGAGGATGGCCGGCTCGAGATGGACACCAATGGGGTCGAGAACGCGATCCGTCCGATTCCACTTACAAGAAAGAATGCACTATTTGCCGGCTCCACGGATGGGGCGAAGACATGGGCCCGCATCGCCTCGCTGATCGGCACCTGCCGTCTGAACGGCGTGAACCCCGAAGCCTACATCGCAGCGACGCTGCGCAAGATCCTCGACCAACACATGCAGAGCGACATCGCCGCGCTGATGCCCTGGAACTTCCGCGAATAGTCAAGCCGCGACCCGAGGGGCGGTCAGCCTGCGCTTACGCAAGTGCATTCGCCCCGCCGAACAGTGCGACGTCGGTCACGCTTTCCAGCGTCCCCGACAGGAGATCAACGACCAGCTGGTTGCCCAGATCGAAGCGCGAGGTCGGCCCCGAAAAGAAGTCGAAGGCCAGCGTGCCGATCCGCGCCCGACTGCCGAATCTGGTCAGGAGGTTGAACCCGTCCGTTGATGCGCTGCGGAAGACCGCGATCTCGCCCGGCCAGGGGCTGGCATGGGCGGCGATCAGGGGGCGATGCGCGGGCTGGTCCTCGCTGATTTGCGGCAGGTCCAGCATCACCACCTCCGGCGTGCCGAAGACGACGGGGCTGGCGAGTGAGGCCGGGCGCGGATCGCCGGGCGGCAGGTCGTAGGCGGCACGGTCCTGGCGCACTGCCTCGATGCCGCGCGCCTCGGCATCGGCGACGGAAACGAGGCGGAACTCGATCTCGCGTCCGTCATGCGCGAGGCGGATCACATCAGCCGGATCGACGGCGAGCCGCGAAGGTGGCAGGCGGAAGGCCGCGCTTTCCCGGCCGATCCAGGCCTCCATCAGCGCGCGGCGGCAGCGGCGCTCGGCCTCCTCGGGCGGGATCGCCATCGGGAAGCTCTCGGAGGCGATGCGGGTCGTGTCGACGGTGATGCGGCGTGCCTCGACCAGTGCTGCATCATAGTCCTCATCCGCCCGCGCGACCTGCCACTTCAGCGCCTGGGGCAGTTCTGTCTCTTGGCCCCGGGTCAGTTCGAAGGCTTCGCCTTCCCGGCTGGACACCAGATCGTCGATCGCCAGAGTGGCCACACTGGCGCGGCCGCGCATGACAAAGCGGATCATGCCTTCGGCCTCGATGGCATCGAAGCCGAAGTGGCGGGCCAGCGTGGAAATCGACGCCCTGGGGCTTTCAAGTGCGCCGATGACATAGCCCTCGACCGCGCCCCACAGGCCGGAAACGTCGATGAGGGCTTCGTCGAGCCCAGCGCGCAGACAGAGGTGGCGGACAAGAGCCGCCAGCGACACCGCACCCAGCCGCCCGGTCAACCAGTGCCCGAGCCGCCAGTTCGGCCCGTCCGTCCAGACGCCGGTCAGTTCGGGGAAGAACGGATAAGGCCGCGCATCCCAGGTCCAGGCGGCGCATTCCGGAACATGCACCATCCGGCCGCCGTAAACAGACGAGATCGGGTTGTTCGCGCCTTGGCCCCACCAGAGGTAGCTTGCCTCGAGGTAGGCGCGCTGGATCGCGTCATCGCGCCAGCCACGCGAGAAGTACGGGGTGAAGCTTTCCGAGGACTTCGGGTCGAAGAACACGTTCGGCTGGTTCGTGCCCCGGTCGATAGCGGGGCAGCCAAGTTCGGTGAACCAGACGGGCTTGGACTGCGGCACCCATGCGGTGGGCGTGCCGCTCTCCACCCCGGCCGGGCGGTTGAAATGCAAGTTCGACCACCAGGCGCGAAGATCCTTGTAGCGGAAGACCCAAGGCTTGCCCGCGGCACCGTCGGTGATGGGCGTCCGGATCTGGGCCGACCGGTCGGCCGTGCTGGCGTAGAACCAGTCGAAGCCCTCGCCACCCGCGATGTTGGCCTGCAGATAGCCTCGGTCATGGATCGCGGGCCAGCCCTCGAGGGTATCGGCATGGTCGAAGCCGTCGCGCCAGTCGGAGAGCGGCATGTAGTTGTCGATGCCGATGAAATCGATGTTGGCATCCGACCAGAGCGGGTCGAGTTGGAAGAACACGTCTCCCGTGCCATCGCCGGGCTGATGGCCGAAGTATTCCGACCAGTCCGAGGCGTAGCCCACCTTGGTGCCCGGCCCGAGCACCGCCTTCACATCCGCCGCCAGCGCCTTGAAGGCGGTGACGGCAGGATAGGCGCTGGCGCTCGACCGGATCGTTGTCAGCCCGCGCATCTCGGTGCCGATCAGGAAGGCATCGACCCCGCCCGCGACGGCGCAGAGATGGGCGTAGTGCAGGATCATCCGGCGCAGACCCCAATCGCCGGAGGAGCCCGTCCATGTGACGGTGTCGCCCGACACCGCGAACTGCGCCGGGATGGCCGCGCCGAAGAAGGCCGAGACCTGCGTCGCGGCGGCGGCAGTCTTGTCCGCGGTCCCCGCGAAGCTTGCCGCCGGGGAGCAGGTGATCCGACCGCGCCAGGGGAATGAAGGCTGGCCCGGCGTGGCGGCGTTGTTCGAATAGGGGTTCGGCAGCGTGTTGCCGGGCGGCACGTCCATCAGCAGGAAGGGATAGAAGGTGACGCGCAACCCGCGCGCCTTCATCTCGCGGATGGCCTGCACCACCGCGAAGTCGGCGGGCGTGCCGCCATAGACCGGGCGGTCTTCCGCATCCCGGCTGACCAGATGCGCATTGGCCCGCGCCACACCATTGACCGTCCAGACCTTGGGGCTGGTGACCTTCGTTGCCACCTCGACGCCAGGCTTGATGGTGCAGTTGCCCGCCCGGAGGTCATTGCCGAACCAGGCGACGACCAAGCTGACGCTTTCGACTGCCGGGGCCATGGCCTGCAGCCGATCGAGCGCCACGACAATGTCGGCCTCATCCGGCAGCGCGTTCAGGTTCTCGGCCGAGGTCGTCCCGCCTGTGGTCTGGCCGAAGATGGTGGTCGTTGCCCCGACCGTCTTGCGCACGGCTTCGGTCGCATAGGTGAACTCGCCCGAGGCCGGGATCATGGTCACCGCCTTGACCAGCCCCTCTGCCGTGTCGGGATCCGCGAGCGGCCGGAACACCTCGAAGCTGAGCTGCGGCAGACGGTTGCCGTAGGTGGAAAGCGGCAGTTCCTCGAAAACGACGTAGGCGGTGCCGCGATAGGCCGGGGTGTTGGCGGCCCCCATCCTTGCCGAAATGAACGGGTCGGCTGCTTGCGCCTCGTTCCCCGGATACCAGCGCCAGGTGATGCCGGTCATGTCGAGCGGCTTGCCGTCGGCCCAGATGCGGCCGATGCCAGTAATCGGGCCCTCGCAGAGCGCCACGGCGAAGGAAGCATAGTACAGGTATTCCGTCGTCTGGACCCTGCCACCACCGCCGCCCTTGCCGCCGCCCTGCGTCGTGGTCTTGGTCTCCTCCCGGAAATCGGTCGCCCAGATGATGTTGCCGCCAATGCGCATCCGGCCATAGAGCCGAGGGATAATGGCACCTTCGGTGGCCGACGTGATGCGCAGGCTGTCGAGCCGCTGGCCCTCGATCTTCTGGGCAGGCGCCAGCGAGGACACGATCCAGCTGTCGACGACCGACCCGACGGTCGAGCCGATGAAGCCGCCGATGGCGGCCCCGGAAAAGCCGAGGATTGCGCCGCCAAAGGCCCCGCCAATGGCGGAACCGACAGCACCGAGGACAAGAGTGGCCATTGCGGAAACTCAGGGTTCGAAGGGTTGGGACGTCAGCGCGCGGGGAAGAGGAAGGTGAAGGCGATGCGCCGCCGCCAGGAGGTGGACAGCGGTTCCTCGATCACGCCGAGGCGTTCACAGGAGTGGAGGAAGGTGTCCGGGCCGGTGAGAATGCCCACATGCTTTGCGATGGCGCGCGGCACCATGCGGAACAGGACCAGCGCGCCGGGTGGGGCGTCGGCCGGTGCGATCTCGGGCATCATCGCCCGCGCCCCGTCTGCCAGCACCTCGCGCGGCCCGGTCTCGCCCCAATCCCGGCTGTAGGGCGGGATCGGGAACGGCTCCGGCCCGACCACTTCGCGCCAGACACCGCGCGCGAGGCCGAGGCAGTCGCAGCCGACCCCGCGCAAACTGGCCTGGTCGTGATAGGGCGTACCCAACCACGACCGCGCGACCGCGACGACGCGCGCGGGATCGACCGTTGGGACTGTCGCGGTCACAGCACCGCCCCCTCGTGCCCGCCGTCCTTCGTCGCGTAGCGCAGGACAGCGTCCTGGCCGGGGATGTGGGGAAAGCCGCGAAAGTTGCCGACATTGGCGAACTTCGCGCCGCAGGTCGCAAGCCGCTTGTCGCAGCCCGCCCGGACCACGAAGGTATCCGTCGCCGTGATCGGTCGCACCGGGGCTTCCAGCAGGGTCAGGATCGCCACCCCGTCGACCAGGTCGTGCGATAGAACCTCCACCCGCCGCCCGGCATTCGCACCGGTCGACCATTCAACGAGGCCGAAGCCGAACCAGCCTGGCTCGAAACTGCCGAGGCCGGAGGCCGTGAACGCCCGGTCCCGCAGCACATCGACAACCGAGCCTGTGCCCTTGAAGGCCGGGGCCTCAAGGTTCACCCCGCAACGCACATCGCCCAGCGCCGCATCGCAACTCGCCTGGAATGTCCGCCCGACCGTCTGGCCCAGGACATGGGCGAGGCTCCGCACCTCGGCCCCGAAGGCCAGCCGCCCACGCCGGATCTCACCGATGGCCCCGCGACGGAGGAGCACGCGCTGCGCTGGGTTCGCCCAGTTCACCCGCCAGACCTCGACCGCCGCGTTGTCCCACCGGCCGTCGAGGATGTCGGTCTCGGTGATCCGGTCCGACGACAGCACGCCTTGGGCGTCCTGCGAGTCCACCGACAGGTCCGACCCCGACCGCACCTCGGACGCCGTCAGCCCGCTTTCGAGTTCGAACTCGGTGCCATCGAAGGTGAGGGTCCGGTCATGATCGGTGAAGCCGAAGATCACGCCATCGGCACGGGTGATGCGCCAGCACCAGGCCAGCGTCGTCGTACCCTCGTCGAGATGGGCCTGCAGCGCGGGGTTCAGAGATTTCACTTCCGCCCCCAGCCGCGCCAGAGCGCGATCGAGGCCAGCGCTGAGGACACGACACCGCCTGCCGCCCCGGTCAGGGCGTAGAGGTTGAAGGGCCGCAGATCGAAGGTTCCCGTCGCCAGGTCGAAATCCGCCAGCCCTGCCATGGCGAGGCCGGAGGCAACAAGGCAGGCGAGATAGACGAGGCCGCGGGCGAAGGTCCAGTTCATGTCGTTTCCTTTCCGGTAAAGAAGCTGGCGAGCCGCTGCCACCAGCTGGGCGTGGTCGTGGGTTGGGCGGGAGGCGGAATCGGCGTGCCGCTCGGGTGCAGCAAGGCCAGGGCTTCGGCCTCGCTGAGCCGACGGATCGGCCGCGAGAAATCCACCCGGCCATTGCGGTCGACCGACCAGACCGGGATCGTGCCGGCCGGGTAGATACCTTTCGCGAAGAGGTCGCGTTCCGCCTCGCGACGGGACCGGATGGCGGCCGGCTTGAGCCAGCCCATGAAGGCCGCTGCGGCAGCCACGCGGTTGGCAGCGTTCAGAGCCTTCGTCAGCGCGGCCTTGGCGATGCCGCCGGTGTTGTAGTGGAAGCTGACCAGCGCATCGAACTCGTGGGGTTCGAGCGGCACCTTCACCGCGCGCAGCACCTCGGCCTCGTAGGCCGCGAGGTCGGTGCGGAAAAGCCGGAACGCCTCACGGATCCCGGCATCGAGATCGGCGGGCATCCCGCGCGGCATCCGCGCCGGATCGGGAGGACCAGCGGCGGCGGTGTGGCCGATGCCGAAGGTCCAGATGTCCTTCATGTCGAGATAGGGTCCGGGCACGACGCCTTCGTGCCGGATCAGGGCAAGAAGCCCCCGGTCGGTAGTCTGCATGGCCATGGTCCTTCAGGAATTCAGGGGGCGTCGTGGCGGCGCTCGAGCGCGGCGGTCAGCACCTCGATACGGGCGAGGATGTTGGCGATCCGCTCGTCGATCACCGCGATGCGGCGGTCGGCCTCGACGATCTGGCGGTGGTAGAGGGGCGAGGCAGAGAGAAGTTCGGCCACCCGCGCCTCGAGCGACGTCAGGCGGGTGTTCTGCGTACCTGCCCACCAGATCGCCGCCCCACCCTGCGCCGACAGCGCGAGGGCAAGGCTCAGGTAGGCGGCCAGCGCGCCCATGCGCACGGTCGTGGGTTCCGACATGGGATCGGTCCTTCAGAGGCGGAGTTCGATGAGAGGGATCGAGGTGATCGAGCCGAGGCGTTCGAGGTCGAGGGTGACGTCGAGGGTGTCGGTGTCGAAACGCACCGGCACGTCGAATTCGAAGCCCGCGCTGATCGCGATGCCAGCGGCCGGGGCGGTGGTGAAGGTGACGAGGCCGGAGGTCGTGGAAACCGACCAGCCGGAGGCCTGCGGCGTGCCGTTCAGTGCGACGGTGACGGTCCCGGCGACGGGCTTGGTGATGGTGCGGCTCCAGGACTGCGCGCCGGAGGTGTAGCGCTTGGTAAGTTGGAACTGAGTGGCCGCGCCGTTGCCGGTGCCTATCGGCTGGTTGGTCGGGCTGGGCGTCTGCGATGGCAGGCAGGATTTGAAATCTGCCCAGTCCTTGAAACGGAAGCCGTGGAGACGGCCGTTCCGCGCCTCGAAGAATGCGACGACCGCCGCCAGATCGTCGGCGCGGCGGATGCCATAGGCCACGTCGTAGCGGCGGCGGCTGTTTGCCCAGCTGGCATTGCGCTCCTCGGCCCCGCTGGCCAGTTCGACGATCTGGGTGCGGCGCTCAGGGCCGCCCCGCGCCCCGCGGCTGATGTTGTCCGGAAACCGGACCTCGTGGAAGGCCATCACATCCCCCTTCGGCCCAGCGACACAGCGCGGGCGATGTCGCTGGCGACCTGTGTGCGCGACTGGCGGAAGCTCTCGGCGTCGCGGGCATTGATCGTGACGTTGACGGTGGAGGCGCCCGCCTGGCCGTAGTTTGCCGCCTCGCGCCGGGAGAGCACCCGTTCCCCGCGTTGCAGGATCGCGGGCACCTCATCGGGGCGCAGCCCGGCCCAGCCGCCGTTGTGCATGCGAGGGGCATTGGCGAAGGCCAGCGCCGGGACCATACGGCCGGGGCCAGGGCCGCCCACCATTCCGCCCGCATGCAGGATGTTCGCGAAGATCCCGCCTGCTCCGCCCAGCGCGCCGGAAAGGGCGTTGGCGATGGGGCCGAGGATGAAGCGGCGCGCGGCCAGCTTCGCGAGGTCGGCGATCATGGAAGTGACCAGATCGCGGAAGTCAAGCTTTCCGGTCTTAACGAAGTCGCCGATGGCGTTCTCGGCGCTCTGGAAGGCCCCGACCAGCGCGCTACCGACGTCCCCGCCAATGTCGCGCGCCTTCGCGGCGTAGTCGGCGAGTGCGGCGGTGACGGCTTGCCAGCCCGTGAGGGCGGTGTCCGCGCCTTCGGCTGCAGCCGCCCCCGCGTCGCGTGCAGCGCCGCCAGCACCCTCGGCGGCGGTGGCGGTGTCATTAAGCCCGGCCGTGAGGGCATCGGCAGAAGCAGCCGCATCGGCGAGTGCGGTCTCAGCCTCTGTTCCTGTGCCGGTTACGGAATCCTTCAGCGCCTGCCAGCTGGCCAGCGGCCGACCGGCAGCGTCAGCCAGCATCCCCGCCGCCTCGCGATAGCCGTCAGCCCGAGCGCGGGCATCGTCGGCCATGGCGCCGAGGCCGAGGTCGGGCGGCTCGAGGTAGGTGCGTGCGAGGGCCGCCGAAAAGGCATCCGCAGCGGCAGCGCCTGCGGCGGGCGCGGCTCCCTCGAACGGATTGCCGATACGCCCAAGTTCCACCGGGTCGAGGATGCCGATCCGCACCCCACCTTCGCCGGTCGCCCATTCCGGCAGCAGCGCAAGGGCCGCGTTCAGCGTCTCGATGAAGCTGTTGATGCGGGTGACAACGCCGTTCAGCATGGCCTCGACGCCGGAGATCAGCCCGTTTGCCGCCTGGAAGGCGAAGTCGCCGATGGCCCCAGGCAGGCTTCCCCAGATCGCGACCGCCGCGTCATAGGCCCCCTGGAAGATCGCGGCCGTCCGGTCGCCGAAGCTGACCACGCCTGCGATGGTGCCCTCGAGGGCCGAGAGACCAGCCGCCCTCAGCCCCTCCCATCCAGCCGCCATACGGGCAAGCGCCGCGTCCAGCGACATGCCGATGCGCGACCAGACTTCGCGGGCCAAATCGCCGAGCAGCCGGAAGGCCTCGCCCACACCGCCGACCCGGGCAACCAGCTGCGAGAACTGATAGACCAACTCGCCTGCGCCGACGATCAGTGCACCGATGCCGGTGCGGATCAGGGCGCCGCGCAGGAACATGAGCGCGGTTGCGAGGCCGCGCACCGACAGAGCAGCGGCCGCAAGTCCCGCCACCCAGCGACCCGCCATGACCGTGACGAAGGTTGCGGCATAGGAGGCGAGACGCCCGAGGTGGCCGATCAGCCCGTCGATGGCCGAGCGCAGGATGCCGCCATCGGACGCGAGCGCGACGAAGGTATTCGCGAGCGCCTCGATGGTCGGGGCAACGGCCACGGCGATGCGGTTGTGCAATCCGTCGAACACCAGCGACACGGTGCCCAGCGCAAGTTGCGTGCGGCGCAGGGCTTCAAGGGCGTCGCTGTCCAGAACCGCGCCAAGGTCGGAGGCCTGATCACCCAGCCGGGCCATCTCTGCACCACCATTGCGCAGGAGCGGCAGCAGGCGCGTGGCATCCGAGGCCATGGCCTCCAGATAGAAGGTCATTTCCTGCTGGCTGAGACCTGCGCGTTCCAGCGTGTCGACGTAAAGCTGCAGGGCGTCCGGCCCCGACAGACGCGCGAACTGGTCAGCCGTGACGCCCACCCGCGGGGCGACGTTCTCGAAGAAGTCCGCCATCGGTCCGCCGCCGGTCTGGAGGAAGTCGCCCACCCGGTCGTTCACGTCCTTGAGGATGTCGGCCAGCTTCTCTTGCTCGATCCCAACAGTTCGCGCGCCAGCCGACCAACGCTGCAGAGCCTCGGGCGTGGCATTGGCAACCTGCGCGAACTGCCGGATCTGCGCGGCACTCTCGGCCGTAGAGCGGACGATCAGCCCGAGCGAAGCGGTGGCCGCGGCCGCAGCAGCCCCAAGAGCAAGACCAGCGCGACGCGCGAAACTCGCCAGCCGGGTGTTCGCAAGTTCCATCTCGCGCGACAGGCGGCCGAGGCCCTTCGCCCCGGCCTCGCCCACGCCCTCCAGTTCGGCGCGCACCTGGCGGCCGCCCACGGCAGCAAGCCGGACGGAGACGCGTTTCTCGGCCATGGGATCGGGGCTCCGGTTGGAATGGGGTCAGTCGCGGTTCGCCGCGATCTGTTCGTTCACACGGCGAACCATCACCGCCTCGAGGGCCGGTAGCAGTTCGGCGATGGCGGGCGGGGAAATGCCGAGGGCCGCGCCAAGCGCCAGCGCCGCGCCCATGTCCCAGCCGATCACCGAGCCGGGGAGGACGCGCATCTGCCCGCCAAGGCGCTGTGCCAAGTCCCAGACCTGCGCGCCTTCGAATGTCAGCGGCTGGTTCAGCCGTGCGGGGCAGTCGGGACAGGCTGTTCCGCAGGCCGCGCAGTAGCCTTCGCCCCCGCCGAAGGACCAGTCGGCAAGGGCGCAGAGCCGTTTTTTTCCGCGTCCAGCAGGAGGGCCTTGGCGACGTAGTGGGTCTGGAACGCCTCGAAGGCAGGCCAAAGGTCGAGAAGCGCATCGATGGCCTCGGGGCTCGGATCGATGGGATTGCCATCGGCATCGCCGATCCCCTCCCATGCAAGGATCGCGCGCCGCGCCAGCGCCTTGGCCATGGCGAGTGCGGCCTCCTCGGTCGCTACCCCCTCGGGCAGATCGACAATCGCGGGATCGCCGCGGGCGGAGACCATCAGTGCGGTGGTCAGCGGGCGGAGCCGGACACGCACACCGGGGATGAGGTCGCACCATTGCGGCGCGTTCGAAAGGTCGAGGGTCAGCATGGCGGGCCTTCTCAATAAGTGGCGACGGTGTTGACGAGGACGGCGGTGCACATCCGGGCGGGGCTGGTGGCTTTGGCCGCCTGCCAGTCGAAGGTGGCCTGGATGCCTTGCGGGCCGGGGATCTCGATCCGGGGGCGCGGCAGGTAGACGGCGTGCGCGGTGAAGGTGAAGCTGGCGTTGGCGCCGAGGCTCCAGGCGAAGACCAGCTCGCAGGGGGTGCCGTCGATGGCCTGCGTGATCAGCGCGGTGTCGGCGAAACGTACCTCGACCCGACCGGTCAGCGCCGCCATGCCGGGATCGGCACCCTCGATCCGGCCGTCCGAGCGGATGGTCTCGATCCGATCCAGCCCGTTGGAATAAGTCACCTCGGCCGAGATGACGTTGCCGAGCGGCGTGCCGTTGCGCGTGATCGCCCCGTTGAAATGCCCGAACCGCTGCAAGGCGAGCGACGTGGGTGTACCAGCGGCCGTGGCCGCCGCGACGGTTTCCCCCTGCGCGACCAGCCGGGCGGTCGCGGTCAGGAGGCCTGAGCGCTGCATCTGCCACGAGAGCTGATCGCAGACACAGCCGGTATACATTGCGTAGCGCGGCACCTCGGGCATCGCCGTCTCGATGGCCATGCTTGGCAGCGTCCAGTTGCCGGACTGGAAAGTGTGGGTCTTTGGCGTGGTGCCGGTGGTCGTGGGCTGACCAAAGGCCGCCTTCAGCCACAGGCCGAAGTTCTCGACGTCGATCGGCACCACGACATCGCCGTCGGCCGTGACCGCGTCCTTGATAGGTGCCAGCGGGTCGCGCCCCTGGCCCAGCAGTTCCGAGGCGATCAGCGGCTGTTCGGAGCCGAGCGTGGTGCTGGCAAATGGCACCGTGCGATAGCCCGAAGCGGGCGCGGTGCCATAGACGGTCTCGAACGCAAGCGCCATCTGCGCCCGCGCCCCATGGGCTCGTGCCATCATGTTCTCCTGTCGTGTGAGGGATCAGGCCAGAGGATCGGCCGTGGAATAGTGCAAGATCACCGGGATCACCGCCGCCTTCAGGCTCGCAGCGCCCTCGACCGGAAGATCCACCGGACGCGGCGCTTCCGCCTCGATCCAGTCGCAGAGACCGCCCAGCGTGCGGTCGGCGGCGAGCGCTGTGCCGATGCTGGCGCAGAGGGTGTCAAAGGCGGCGTCACGGGCAGCGCCCTGCACGACCGCCTCGATCTCGGCACGGTGTTGGTAGTGGTAGCGCAGGGGCGACAGCGTGACCTCGGGCTCCCCTGGCTCACCGTCACGCAGGATCAGGAGGCCTGCGGCGGGCACGCGTTCGGGCAGCACATCACTGCGCAAGGCGGTGGCTGGCAGCGCCGAGAGCCGCGCGTGCAGCGCGGCGAGGATGGTTTCCCGAAGGGTGGGCATGCCGAACCTGTTATAATTCGCTATGTTGCGAGTGCTGATCCGAGCCAGATTCGGAGATATTCATGAGCCGACAATGGCGGAATCGATAATGACCGAATCTCAACCAGAGCCGCGTCTTTCAGCGGAGATTTTTGCAGAGTTGCGTCGCCTTGCGACCTCAGACGGAGCAATACACGGTATTTCAGAGATCATCTTCCGCGACTGGGTCTATACGATCGACACGCAAGAGCGGACCGTTGTCGATGATCCGGGGCACCGCTGGTCGACTTCCCGCCTAAACAAGCCGGAATTAATGCTCCTGCTGGGACTGGCAGTCCAGTCTGAGTCTGATCGAACACATACTGTGCTCGGCGACACCTCGGTTTTCATGTCGCAGGCTGACCGGCTTCTTCGGGAGCTTCATGATCGCGTCATGATCGACGTCAAGTCTGCGCTGCCCGCAAACCTGCTTGAGGTTGGGAACCCACTTGATGTTGTCGGTCCGATGGCCCGCGAAGCTATCTATTACGCTGCAGAAAGCTTCTATCTTCAT